GTCGGGAAGGATACCCCCGGGGGGTATCCCGTGGGGGTCGACGCCGGACTCGCGCCGGCCCTGTCGAGTAGGGCCGCCGGCTGGCAGCTCTGTCGAGTCGAGTCGAGTCGCACCCTGGCGCCCAGTAGTCGAGTCGAGTCGAGTGTCGAGTCCGGCGCCCGGTAGTCGAGTAGTCGAGTGGGCCGCGGGTAGTCGAGTGTCTATGCACTGCACGTTCTAAAACTTGACAACGCTTATACATAGATGGTTGTATGACTTGACAACGTTTACAACCTGAGGAGAGAACAGTGAACGCAAGCAAGCCCAGCGGGCCTACCAGAGTCGAAACCATCCTGGCTAATGCCGGTTTCGGGGCCGCGGTTATCGTCGGTATGACGCAAGCAACGCCGGCCGATAAGGCTAAGGTTGCCGCGGCCCGTAAGGTCCAGGGCAACCTACGGGCGCTTATCGGTTATGCCGACGAGTCGGCCCCGATTCTCACGTCCGGCGCGGCCCAGTACAAATTGGGTAAGAACACGTTGCCATCGTTCGGCATGATGCTTACGCCGGCTAATGGGATTATGGCGCCGGCCCTGGCAGACATCCGCGCCGCATTCGAATTGACCGGGGCTTACAATCTTTGCCCGCGGGCATCTAGCGGCTGTATCTCCGCTTGTCTTGTGTTCTCCGGTCAATCGGGCATGCCAGCCGCGCAACGTGGTCAAGCGGCCCGTACTGCTTTTCTTCTGGCGCGTCCGTATGAGTGCGGTCTGATTATTGGCGCGGAGATTCGGGCGGCCCTTAAGCGCCACGGGCGGATTAATCTACGCCTGAACACTACGTCTGATATTCGGTGGGAATTGTTTGCGCCGGATATGATTGCGGCCCTGGCAGCGGCCGGCGTCGAGTTGTACGACTACACAGCGTGGCAACCGGAGAATCGGGCGCCCAGTACCGAGTACTCACTCACGTATTCCGCTAAGGAACCGGCGCATACCTCAGACGACTATCTGACCGGCATTCTGTCGGCCGGCGGAACCGTGGCAATGCCATTCGATACAGCCCGCGGTAAGCCGCTACCGGAAACGTGGCACGGTTTCGCAGTTATTGACGGCGACGAGTCCGACGAGCGTCGACTGGACCCGGCCGGCGTGATCGTGGGGTTGCGGGCTAAGGGCCATCGCTGGCGGCGCCCTGGCGGTAATGCTGCCGGCTTTATCCGTTCGGCCCAGATTTCTGTCTAGCCGTGTTTACCGGCGCCCGTACTTGTGACGGGCGCCGGCATGCGACGGCTAGTCGCAAAACCAAACAACCGAGAGGACAAGCAACCGTGTTCGGTACTGGAGACCCACGCGATTACATGAGCGACCCTAACGACTGGAGATCTCGCCAACAATCGTTTATGGCGGCAATGGCGGCCGTTGTCGAGTCCGGCGACGACACGATGGCGGCCCGATAATGAGCATCTACACAATCCGCGCGATTGCGGCCCTAGTGGCCGTTCTCGCGTGGCTTACGCCCGGTCTTGGCGAGACGTCCGCACTAGTGGACGTGTTCGCTACCGGGCCGGCTAGCGGCCCTACTGAGGACTCGCCAGGTTGGGATTGTCGGATACATGGGAACCGTGTTTGCGGCCCCGGTAACGCCCAGAACGTACCGGCCGGCGACTACTCGACACGCTGGCTGGATTACAGCGGCGACTTCGGCGCCTAGCGTTGCTTGTCGGTTACCGGGGATAGCGTCCCGGTATCCGGCATGCGGAACTAGCCGCAACCTATGAGAGGACTAGCACGATGATGGTTTACACCCTGGACTTCGACGTACTCGACGGCGACGACGACAGCCTGCTGTCGGGCTACCGCACGGTTCACGCGAGCATGGAGAGCGCGGAACGCGAGCTAGTTGAGCGTCTCGCAGAGTTCGTTCCGGCGGCCGGCATCATGCCCGTCACGGTTGGCAACGGGCACCGTATCGAGGACGCCGGATCGGATGGCACTGTGTACCGGCGCCTGGTATCGCTGGGCGTCATGGGTTACGACGACCCGGCCGCTACCGACGACTGGGCTAACACCCTGGAGATCTCGTCGGGGATCGTGAACGACGACTCGCACTGCGCTGATCTGTTCAGCAACGATGTGCGGATTGTGTACGGGATCAACCGCATGCCGGTAAAGGCTTGATTCATTTTTGGGGAGAGGCTTGAGCCGTTTAGAAGGCTTGAGCCTCTCCCAAGCTTGACACGGGTACGATCAATCGATGGAAAGGCTTGAGACAATGGAAACCTACGCAGTGATGGAAAGCTACGCAATCGCGCTCCTCGAAGAGGGAACGATCACCGAATGGGATTGGATTCCCGACAGCGAGACCGGATCTCTGACGCTGTTGAAGCTCGGCTTCGCAGACGACACCTACGTGGTGGCTAGCGCCGATTACGCAGGAGACGGTGAGACGGTGATCGGCTACACGTATTCCTGCTACAAGAATCAGCACGGCGTGGTCGATGGGCCAGATGAGCCGCTGACAACGGATGGCGGCACCGACTTGGCTGAGTTCCCCGCAGACATGCGGCTCCTGGCGAGCCGGCCGTACAACCGGCTCTGGAATCTCTGAATCGATGGAAAGGCTTGATTATGTTTGCGCTGACGTTCCGGTTCTACCCCGACGAAACACCGGAGGGAATCCGGTGGTGCGTTCATGAGACGACTCACCAGACGGTCGACCAGGCGCGGGAGAAGCTGGGCGGCCTGGTCACCGGGATCACCGGTTACATGCCCGACGAAGTGACCTTCGAGGAGGTCACGGGGAAAGGCTTGATTCGAGGCACGGTTACCGTCGAGGCGGTTGACGAAACGATGGAGTACACCATCGTCAACAGGAAAGGCTTGAAGGTATGAAGGATCGGCCGGCGTTAACCCTCGCCGTCATTGAAGGCTTGAAGGCGCAAGGCTTGAATCAATCCGAGATCGCTGAGTTGTTTGGGGTGACCAGGCAGGCTGTGTCTTGGCATGTGAAGACGTATGGCGGTGATAAGCCGTCGTCGTTCGCTACTGCTCGCCAGCGTGGTTTGGAGGTTTGGCCGTGGATCACCGATTCGAGGTTTCGGGTGAACGCGGTGTTTCAGAGGCTTCGTGACCACGCCGAGTACATGATCGGCGGCGGTGAAGGCTTGGACTACCTGAAGCTGTCCCGACTCAAAGGGTTTTACGAGAAGCTAGGGAAAGGCTTGGTTGTCGAGTTCGACCCTGGCATCCCGCCGCATGATGGTGTTGCTGCCGGCGGGTTTGCTTATCGGGAAAGGCTTGAGTCGGATGAAGGTTTGATGATCCGCGTGAACCAGCACACTCATTTGAGCGATGAGGGTAGGAAGGTTTGGCGTCTACCCGACGTTATGCCCGATCCGCTGGCAACGAAAGGTTTGAAAGTTCGCGGTTGACCGCGTTTTGCCACACGCAGTCAGCGGGTGTGCAGTACAAGCCTTGGTATCGGAAGCACCGGCATTCAGGATGATGCCGGTGTTTTCGTGATTCTTGTAAAGCTTTGATTGCTGCGACCTGGGGGGAGGTGTGGCTTCCGGTGTCGACGCTAATAGGTTTGGTTTGTTGGGTCGCCATTGCCACGGGTTCCCCTTCAGGTGCAGTTATAGGAAAACCCCGGCACCAGGGGGTGGTTGGCGTCGGGGTTTTGGTTCACGCGGCTGTTTTTGGGCAGCACGAACGTGATGGGTTCATGGTAAAGCACGAATTGAAAGTTTGCAATGGGGTTTGGGGTTTTTTTATTCGAGAACGCTGGCGGGCAGAAAGCCTAGTTGTTTGGAGAGTGCGACGAACTGTTCGGGCGCCCAGAATGTGTTGCATGCTTGGCATGTGCAGCCGGTGTCGGCCATGATTTTGAGGACGGGCCGGCGCACTACGTCTCCACCGGAGTCTTTGGTTTTGATGTTTTGCTGTCCGCAGGCGGGGCATGGTGCTGCGATGTGTTTTGAGGCTTTGGGGTCGAGTAACCCTTGGATGTTGTCGCACCATTGGTTGACGGTTCCTGCGATGCCGTTGACGTAGTCGGTGTCTTGGGGCCGCCAAGAGTGTGTTCCCAGGATTTCGAGGCGTTGGGGTGTGGTGCCTTTTTTGGCAACCCATTTGTAGGTTTGTGCGTCCATGCGGGTGAGGAGGTCGGCGGCGTCGATCCAGATGGGTGGCATGGA